CCTCTAGAATTAATCAAACTTCTTGAATCAAGAAGTTTGGTTGAAAATAGAATGATTATTGTTGGGCTCTTAACTGTACTTTCTGTATTTAGAATCCTTCCTACTAAACCTAAAATCAAACTGAATAGTATTACTGATCCACATAGTGGAGTAGTTAATACTTTTCCAGAAAATATGATTAAGGCATGTTTGAAAGATTTAAATATCAGATCACTACATGTTAAGCCAGGAAGATTCATAATAAGTGAGAAGGCCGGTCCAAACTCAAGAAAGGCTACTTGAGGTTCTGGTTTAGACGCTTTAGCGTTTATCCATAACCCAAGCAACCTTTTCAACCTAAGTAAGTATCTTATAGGTATTAAATCCTATAGTATTCTTATATGGTTGTGATTCTTGATATTGGTAGCTGGTCCTCTATACTTAGTATGGTTCTTGTTCTCTGGAAAAAGAGCAGCACTTGGAAGACTTAGTATAGTATATGATGTTGCTGGAAAAGCCAGAATAGTTGGTATTACCAACTTCTGGATCCAGTCAGCATTCATATCTTTACATGAGTCTATCTTCAGTAGTTTAAGAAAGTTAGAAACTGATGGTACTTTCGATCAAGAAAGACCTCTTAAGAGACTTCTACAGTCTCCTAATGTCACTGATCAAAAGTATTACAGTTTTGACCTTTCCGCAGCTACTGATAGATTGCCAATCACACTTCAAAAAGATATCCTATTACACCTTGGTGTAAGAGGAGATATCTGGATGAAAGTACTTGACTTTTCGTGAATTTTTAAATCACAAGAAGTTAAATACGCGTGTGGGCAACCAATGGGTGCTTACTCCTCTTGAGGTATGCTTGCACTTACTCACCATGTGGTGGTAAGAGCAGCAGCTTTAAGTTGTGGTAAGTCCAACTTTTCTGATTACGCATTATTAGGTGATGACATTGTCATCAGAAATGATGAAGTAGCTATTGCTTATAGACAATTAATGCAAGACTTAGGTCTTGAAATTAACATGTCTAAAAGTGTAGTTTCTTCACATTTCGCCGAATTTGCCAAAAGATGAGTTGGTACTAACATAGATCTATCACCTCTAGGAGCTGGATTAATACTCCAGTCTCTTAGAAGCGTTGCATATGTAGGAGCTCTGCTTCTTGATGCGATGAGGTTAAACCTTGTAGATCCTATGTCAGCCCCAAGGATACTGTCAGATAGACCTTCTTTTATAAGAGGGACTACTGATAGTATTTTGTGATTGACTCTCTTTACTGGAATGGTTAACAAATGGCATCACATTAATGTGAAAACAACAATGTGATCTAACGCCTTTGTTAAACTATTACCACCTAGTCAGGCTTTAATAATCTTATCTATTCTTATAGAAGAGATTAAAAAGTCTTTCCAGGCGAGAGATCAAGAAACAAGCAAAGCTTTCGACTTCTTCATAAGAAATTGATGAAGAGGTGGTCAGACTAAACTTGAATCACTCGGTATCCTTGATACCGTATTCTTGGTTCTTTCACCAGGTTTTTGGTTATACTTCATTTCATACCTGAAAGGGTATAAAGATGAGTATTTCCAAAACTTCTTGAAGTTAACAAACTTTGAGGATAAACTCGACAGGCTCTATGGAGTAAACACAGGTCATTCATGACCTATTGTTGAAACAAAAGGACCTGTTAGAGTTGAAAACCTTAGTTTGTTACTTCAAGAACTCTGAGATATAGCCGAATTGAAAGATATTCTTTCAATAGACTGATCTAGAGTAGGTGAAGTTAAAGCTCAAACTAATATTATAATGAAGGCTTTAGATTCTACCCAAATTAGATT